TTACTGCCCCCCGACCACCGGTACGATAGGAATTTTGCGGTTATATCTGGCTGTCTGCGACGCGTTTTTATGGCCTGAAATTTGTTGTTTCTCCTGCAACGTGCCTTCCAGATCAGAGATCCCTTTCGCCTTCAAATCGTGGAATGTGAAGTTGAAATCCAGATCCGGATATTTTTTAGCGGCCGCTTTTTTGGCTTTCATCCACTGAGCGTTAAAGGCGTCACGGGTATAGCGAGATCCGCTTGGCTGGTGGATGACATAGATGCTGCTCATTCCTGGCTGTAATGGCAGCTTCTCAGCCAGGGCGAACGCCGCCTCTAACCTAGGCGACCACGCCTTGATCTGAGTAACGGATGTTTTACCCTGCTGGATAAGCACCCCAGCATCCAGCGACTGGCTTTTTTTCACGTCCAGAACGTCTCCCTGCCTGGCGCAGCAGAGGTAAGCTATTTCCATCCCAACCTGTACCGCGATCGTGGCCACTTCGAACAGCGCGTTATACTGAGCATCCGTAACGTAGTAGGTCCTCGCCTGCTCTTTGAACTGCTTAACGCCCCGGCAGGGGTTCATCTTCACTTTTCCCCGCTCATACGCCCACCTGAATACCCGAGACATAAACGCCTTCTCGCGGTTAGCCTGTACACGGCTTTTTACACCGCGCCGATCCATGTATTTCCGGACATGCTCAGGCTTGATGTTATCGGGCTTCATCTTCCCAAATACCACGTTCACCTTTGCCGAGTATTTCAGATAGTCTTTCCGCGTCTCGGTGGCCAGCTCATGAAAATCGCCCGAGTTAAAAAATTCGTTACAGAGCGCGAGGAAATTACCTCCCGCTTTGATGTCGTTGATGAATTTTTCGTATTCAGCCCAGACCTGAGCTTTTGTCAGATCTGCATTGCACAGGCGGATCGTGCGCCCCTCAGGCGAACGAAATTCATAGGCTGACTTGCCCCTCCTGACGCGAGGGGGCATCCAGTTGTCTTCTGGGTTTTTACGGGCTCTGGGCATCACATATCCTTAAAGTTTGGTTCTTCTTCCTCGGGGTTCGATACCGACTTAAGACCTGAAGGATTGGACACGTGATCCCAGGTTATGCCTGGGCGGCCATCCTTACGCGGAATAAAGAATATGCCGCTCTCCTTAAGCGCTTTGCACTGAAGGGAAGGGCGGCGGTATCCCGTAAGTTGATACAGGTCCTCTGGCGTCAGAAACCGTTGGTTTTGTTGGCTATGGTCGCTCATGAGTCGATCTCCACTTAGCCCGGCTGCACCCGGGCGTTAACCTATATTATCGCTTTCTGGCAGCGCGCATGCTTCTACGGCTGCCTCATGAATACGTTTGATGGTATCCCAACCAATAAGGATCTCACCCTTCCAACCTCCTTCCTCGTCACAGCTTTCACACCCTTCACCTGCACACTCCCCACAAACGATATGATGGTTGACGTGAAACTCTCCGGACAGCGCCGCCTTTGCGCCGTTCGCAGCTGTCAGCTTCAACGGCATGATGCAATAACCATCCGGCACGCCGGGCGGCAGAGGCCGGGTGAAGAGAGGGCCGGGCGCTACATCAAAATGCCGCCAGCGGATATCACACGTGCGCTCTTCGCCTTCTTTACGACAGGCAACAACATCGGCTACAGGTTCGGGCAGTTGTTCGGAATTACCGAACGACTGAGGCGCGGCATACTCCATGGCATCCACAAACAGGAGCTGAATTTTGGCAAGCAGCTGGGCATCGCCGCCGATGTGCTCCTGCCTGGTCAGCGCCAACACCGCCCGGGCTGAGGCTAAAGCTTTGCTGTCGAATTCGCTCACGACTGGTCTCCTTTGAGCATGGCGGCGCGGCAGGCGTTCCAGCCTTCCGCAAACCCGTTTTCATCAGCGTAATGGATGTCAGGATTAACCCACTTTTCTGGCGGCACTACCGGCGCTGGCGGCGCGGCGTATAGCGGTGTACCTTTGCCGCCACCTGAAAACTCGTTGTGCCCGTTATACTCAACGCCATCGCCGTCAACCTGCATCCAAGCCACAGGCTCCTGCGCATCCCGCTCCCGGCGCTCCAGCAGTTCGTCGATTAGCGCTAAAGTCTCTTCGGCGAATACGCGAACATCAGCGTGCTCGTGGCGGAGAAGACTAAGCGCCGCGCCACGTTTTTCTTTCAGCCTTTCTTTGCTCAGTGCCATGGGTTAGTCCTCAACCTTGCGCCCACACATAGGGCAGTGAAAGAATTTGATAGCGAAGCCAGGGTGCGGAATAGCGAAGCGCTTTGTGCGCTCATTCCAGTCTTCGATCACCTTATCGAACTCAGCCGCAGCCACATCCCAAAGCCCCCCGGTAATCTTCTTCGTACCTATCATCCCGACGACACATATCTCGCATTTGTCAGCCATCACTCCCCCTCAATCTTCAGGCTGATGCCAGCGGCTCGAACCATTGCTCGATACACCTCACCCAATCGTTGAGACATCAGTCGAGACATGCGCCCAGTCGATGGCGTCAATTGCCGCTTGCCAGCTACCAACTGATCCAGGGTTGGTTCAACTGGAACCAATACCCGCGACTCAAGCTCGGCGACGCGCTGGCGCATGTCATCGATATGCTCAACCAGTGAACCGCCGGGCTTAATTTCGCATTCCTCGACCAACTGGAAATAGATATCCGCAGCGGCACGGGTGTTGCTGTGTTTTGCGTCGCCCATTTCACCCTCGCGAAGGGCGTCACGTTCAGCGGTCAGTTCGGCGATCCGGTCAGCCTGTTTGCATATCAGCGTGGATAGATGCGAAATCAGTTCGTTGTTTGAGGTGGTCAGTGCGTGCCATTCAACATCGTCTGCGCAAAAGGCATCCGCCAGTTCTTTCCACTGCTGCGTATCAGCCTGGCATTTGGCAATCAGCGCTCTATCAGCATCACGCTCTGCCAGCAGTTCGACTATTTCCTGAGACGTAAACGGCGCGACATCACGACCCGTATCAACCATGTGCTGTGCGTACGATGCCAGGACTGCGTATTTGTCGATCATGCTGCACCGCCTTTCACAAAAATAATCCAGTGGGTCTTGTCACCCTTGCCGGTGCGCTGCCATATCACTGGCTTAACGTCGGTAAGTGCTATGACCTGGCTAACCGGGATCTGCGTTTCGTTCCATTTAAAGACGAGTACGCCGTGTGGCCGCAGCACGCGGAAAGCCTCTGCGAAACCATCGCGAAGGTCATCGCGCCAGGTGGCCTTATCCAGTGCGCCATACTTTTTCCGCATCCAGCTATTTTCGCCGGCACGTTCCAAATGGGGCGGGTCGAACACAACTACCGGGAAAGCGTCATTTGCAAACGGCAGCGCGCGGAAGTCGGCGATCACGTCCGGGCTTATCACCAGATGGCGGCCATCGCAAAGCTTGTGCTCTTCGGCGCGGATATCGCTGAATACAGCGCGCGGATCCTCTTTGTCGAACCAGAACATGCGGCTGCCGCAGCACATGTCGAGGATGGTTGCGGTGTCTGTCACGCTGCACCCCCTTCAACCCGGCGGAACTCGATCACCCACACCCACGGGTTAGCATTCCAGCTGTCATCTCCGTAGATGGATGACCACAGCCAGGAAAATACTTCTCTCGCATCATGGCTTGCGCTACCGAAATATTGATCGCCCTGATTGATGCAGTAACGGCCGCTGGCCGGTAACCTAACCAAACCCTCACGTGCGGCGTCATTTTGGCTGATTGACTGAAGGCGCTGTACGCCTACATTTGTAATCTCCAGCGTTAATCTCGACGCCCAGCGCGGCATGTGGATGGATGGGCGCCAGTTAAAACCGCGCACATCACGATCTGAGTTTGCCAGGCGGTCAGATGCAGCGTATCGAACGACCTGGGCATAACCATCGCAAGGTTTAACTGGTTCATAACTGCCAGGCTCAAGCGTGGCGAAAGCCTCACGCACCCAGATGCGATCGCCAACGGCACCGAACGGGCAGCAAATCTCCTTCCCGTGACCATCTTCAAATCCCGATTTAACGAACGGGGATGTGCGAACGCCAGAGGAAAGCTGAACCTTCATGATCCGCCGCGTCTGCGTCTTCCGGCCGTCGAGCAGCGCCCGGACCATCTCTGCGTTAAAAATCATGCCGCGCTCTTTCATGCCATATGCTCCATCTCAACCAGTCCGAAGCGCACCGCATTTATGATGCGTTCGAGGTACTGATATTTGTGATTCGGCACGGACGGCCATTTTGCGTACCATGGGTCATCGCCAAACAGGCTAAGAAGCTTGTCACCGACGAGGTAATTGCAACAGCTCGCCTTCACGTCATCGGCACCTTCTGCCTCATCCCACATTCCTCGGGCTTCACTGCCGTCGATTTCTTGTTTCCGACGAAGCTTGATAATCTCACCCTTCACGAAAGCGAGGTTGGCGTCATTATCATCATCAACAGTGCTTTGCATTTGCGGATCGAAGTATCCGATCAGATATTCGTTGCTGACCCGCTCAATAAACTCCTGAACAGAGTCGCCGCCCATCGCAAACCATGCGCCAGTCCATGCCTGCCCGTAGCAAGTGATGGTGATGCGACCTTTTCCTGGCTCATAGTTTTCAATCATTACCCGGACCGGATCTAATCTTTCAGCGCCGGTGATGATGAAAGACAAGACGTTAATTTTCTCTACAGCGATGCTCATACAGCCTCCCCGTTGCGCAGCTGCTGCTCCCAATCTTCCAGCGCTTTCGCGGCATATTCACCTGAGAGGCCATCAGCCGCCGGGGCTGGATCATTGGCTAAATCATCTTTGGTTGTCAGAATCATTCGGACAACATCGCCGACCTCCGCTAATGGTTTGTTAATGTGCCCATGATTAAAGGCGGCAGCCAGGCGGCCAGCAGTGTAGTTAATGCCCTCTGCCCAGGCCTTTTGTCGCAGCTCTCGCTGCCAGGCATTGGTGGCGGGTATGCGCGCGCGGATAGCATCCTCGGCTTCCCGGCGGGTGAGGAAACCGGACCGGCCGTCAGCCGCAACCATCTGGCTGTCAAACCACGCCTGCAACCCGGCGATCGTCATGTCGTCAGGCATGTCCGCACCCACCTCATCGACAGTGCCTTCCAGCCATTCGCGAGCGGCTTTAATATCACCTTGGCTGATGCATAGCAGCGCAGCCTGCGCGCCCAACACCGTTTTGTGACGTACCCATGAACCGTTCAGCTCAGCTGCCGCACCGTTGAGTAGGTAGGCGTTCTCCGTCCCCATCTTGTCGATGGCGCTGGTGGCACTGCGCAGGCTATTCATCCCACCGATATGCGCCAGTTTAAGCGCCTCCAAGCGAGAGGCCATTTCGGTTACGATCGCTGAATAGGTATCGATTTGCTGAATGCTGGTGGCGTAGCTGTGTGCCGTTCTGACCAGCTCGATGATGGTCATTGCTGCCAATTGTTCTTTCACTGTTTTCTCCCTACGCGCTGCACCGCGCCTGAATTTTGGTTGCACGAATCCCTCGCCCGAAGGCGATAGATAAAATGGGTTTCGCTTTAATAAGCACCCTGCACAGGCGCTTAATGAAGCGGGCGGCATGACCGCCAGTAAGTTCTCCACACAACTGGAAGCGCGCTCCGAGGAGTTTGCATTAACGACCAGACACTAAAGGGAGTGTGTGGAGCGCGCTTTCAGTTGTGAAAAGGGGCGGTACCAGCGACTTCATGGGTTAACTCTGGTACCGCCAATGTACTGCACAGCTTTGCGTATCCTTCGCAGTGGTCAGGCAACTGATAGCAACCTGACTACTGCGTCTTTAAACTTTGATCTGCCTGTCTTTTCACCACATCAGGCTCGGTGGTATCTTGGAGCTCTCACACAACCAAGACGGATATAACATGGACACTGAAATTGCCTATCAGCTCTTTGCGCTCCATAAAGAACATGTCGCCTCGGTACGAGGTATCAAGATAAATGGTGCTGTTGATTACGAAGATCGATGCCGGGTTTACTATCGCGCGGCACACATCACCATCCTTGATCTGCTTTTAATAAAGCACCGGGAAATACACGAGACGGCGTTTTCTAAACTCCCCGGTAAGCAGGCCTTTTTTCACAGAATCCTCATGAAATACCATTGGCCAATTAGCGATATAAAGGCGCTATCGCTGGGCGAGGTATTCCTTTCCCTGCATGAGGATTTAAATTACAAATCCTTCGATAACGAGATATCTGAGTATTTCAACGGCTTCCTGAGCCGTTACGATGAATTCCATTTTGATGACATTATCGACTCGGAATGGGACCCGACTCTTTATCAGAAAATTCAACAGCACTTTTAGAGCTGAGAAGAGCAATCTTGTTGTCTAGTCTTTTGAGCGCTTGCAGGGTGTCTTCACGTTCAGCAAGCGCCTCTCTAAGCTGGCTTGCCGCGGCAATTTTTTGCCGCATCCACTGATAAACCTCTTCATTGGTAAGCCCGTTAGCTGCGATCTTTGGTTCTGGATTGCACATAAACACTCCCGCGTTTTGGTTCTGGCGAATCATCCCCATCTTCATACGCCTGGGGCGGCTACTGCGTGGGCGTCCTGCCTGTTCGCTGTTGATGATGAAAATCTAAAATAACTTAGATTAAAGGTCAAGCAGAAAACCTAAATAAATTTAGATTTTCTATGGGGGAGGGGGAGAGTTACTTAGTGCGGCGCATTATGCGACGATGTTCGACTACAACGCCGACAATGCGAATTTTTTCTTTAGCGGAATTACGGACTGCGTAGTCTTCATTCAGAGGAATGAGCTCAAAAATCTCTTCGCCGGTGTCGCTGACACCTCTGGCACGGTATTTTTTGAACGTCGCTTCATCGCTGCCGTTCTTAGCAACAACATAATCACCGGGGCCTGGTTGCAACTCGGGATCGACGATGATGACATCGCCTTCAACGAAGTCCGGCTCCATAGATTTACCTTTGACCTTAAGCGCAAAGGTTGAATAGGAGTGAAATTCAGACGTCAAAATATAATCTACCGTTCCATCAAGGTTTCTGGCGTCACACTCCGGCGACCAGGCCCCAGCCTGCACATAGCTGATGATCGGGATTTGCTGCGCAGTCACCGGTGTTGGACCAACATTAGCTTCTTCCTCGTGACCGTACAAGAGGAAGGCTTCTGTGACTCCGAGATACTGCGCCAGCTTCGTCAGCGACTTGCCGCCAGGCACGTTCAAATCCCTTTCCCAATAACCCACAGTAACGTCAGAGACGCCAAGCGCCTTACCGAGCTGGCCCTGGGTTAGCTTTCTCTGCTTCCTTAACGTCCTTAAGCGCGTGCCTAGTGTTCCCACGATTCAAACCTTCATTAATGAAACCTAAGTTATCTTAGTTTTTATTGACCTAAAAAAAATTAGATAATATTATCTAAATATTCTTAGGAGGACGTTATGACCACGACTGATCTTGAGCAGTATTTTGGCTCGCCAAACAAGGCTGCTGAGTTTTTTGGAGTATCGCCTGAGGCCTTTTACCAGTGGCGTACTCGGCCCGGGCAGCTAATCCCCAAAGGTCGCGCTGCAGAAGCGGCAGCTCGCACAAATGGGAAGCTCAAATTTAACGCTTCGCTTTACCAGAAGCGTAATGAAAAAGCCGCTTAACAGTAACTACCAAGGAGAAATCAAGATGGTAGAGCAAAGCCTGAAACAAGTAGTGAAAGCGATGTGCAAAGCGCTACCCGGTGGACGTGAAGCAATGGCTGGTGCGCTGGGTATGACGATCACTCAGTTCAACAACAACCTCTACGAAAAGAACGGTTGCCGCTTCTTTGAGGTGACTGAGCTGGAGGCGATGGAAGACATTTCAAACACGTCCCTGCTAGCTGACTACTTTGCAAAACGCCGTGGCGCGCTACTGGTGGATATTCCGCACCTGGATGATCTCGACCGCGTAGACCTTTTCAGCCGGGCTATGCGCACTGCTGCTGCACGCGGGCAGGTTGACCAGATTATTGAGCAGGCGCTGGAAGATGGAGTGATTGAACAACATGAAGCTGAAGAAATTTTGTCACATCACCGCCGCCACCTGGCTGCGCGTGAGGAAGAAATCCGCGCGATTGTCGCGCTGTTTGGACGCAAAAATAAGTGACGCCCGCGAGTGTGCAGCTCCGGGCGTCGTGGCGTTTTGCTTCGTGGAGAAACTACGCATGAACAGTTTAAACCGATACAGACCAGCAACGCAATTTCGGTGCGCTCCCCTGGTGGGGAAAGCTGCCCCGTTCGGCTATGAGCAGATATTACGTTCGGCCGACGGCGGCCACAACTACCAGCCTGCTGGCAACATGGTAGGCGCGTTTTCGGCAATGAACGAGAAGGGGCGTAAAGAGTGGGAGAAATTAACCGCTGGTTCAAAGACCGCCGGGGGATCCCTGTCCGCGTCATCCGCTGGGAACCAGAATCGCAGCGCGTTATCTATCTGCGGACTGGCTACCCACACGAATGCTCCAGCCCGCTTCAAGTCTTCAAGCGTGACTATCGAGAAGTTGAGGTAGGCCCAGATGAGCATGGAATTAATGGTCAGAGCCATGAAAGCTAAAGTGGGCAACCCGCTGCGTAAGCTCGTCCTGATCAAACTCGCAGATAACGCCAGCGATCAGGGCGAATGCTGGCCCTCCGTTCGCTATATCGCAGAGCAGTGTGAAATATCAGAGCGCTCTGTGCAGAACCATATCAAACAGCTGGTTGCAGATGGCTTCGTGTCTGTTGAAGAGCGCAAATCTTCTAACGGGCTGAACCAATCAAACGTTTACACACTCAACCTGCGCACTGGTGCAAATGCTGCACCCTCTGGTGCACGTCCTGCGCCAGAGGGTGAATCTCCTGCACCAGGTGGTGCAAGTGCTGCACCGGTTAGTGGTGCAGGAGCTGCACCCAGAATCAGTCACTTATCTGAACCAGTCAATGAACCAGTCAATGAAACATTATTTGATCTGGCCTGGTCGTTATATCCGAAGCGGGCAGGGGGCAACCCTAAAGCCTCTGCGCTCAAAGCCTGGGATGCCCGAGTTCGTGAAGGCGTAGCGCCTGACGACATGCTGGAGGGAGTGAAGCGCTATGCAAATTACGCGGAACAAACAGGTAAGACTGGTACCGAGTACGTTAAGCAGGCCAGAACTTTCTTCGGACCGGATAAGCATTACCTGGAGGACTGGCTAATTCCTGCGTCGTCCGGAATTAAACAGGATCCGTTATTCAAGGGCAGCTATACCGGCACCGATTATTCACAGATTCCAGCGGGGTTCCGGGGATGACAGCTATCGAGCAGGTATTTCAGCACATCAAAACCAACCCCAGCCAGCTGCCGTCACAGATTGCCGCAGCGCTGCCGGACGTTAACCGCAGCACCGTGTATGGCGCGATTGATAACCTCTGGCTCTGCGGGGAGATCCAGCGGTTCGATAGTGGTGACGGTTTTCGTTATTTCGTTGATTCGCAGGCGACCAGTGACAGCAAGCTGACAGCACTGGAGCAGAAGGCCGTCGAACTGGAGAGCAAATGCCTGTGGCGCCGCGCTGCAGATGCATGGCTCACTGCCTACGACGCCGCTAAATCCTCTAATGATCGCGAACGCTACCGCAACCATCGCCTGCGCTGCCTGGGCGGAATGACTAAAGGCTATGGCGACGAAAGCTGCGTTGCTGGCCGCTACGTAGGAGGAAACGATGCTTAATCCATATTGCCAGGCACTGGCCGAACTGCGCACGCGTCCGGCACACGAACTTAAAGAAGTTGGCGATCAGTGGCGCACGCCAGACAACATTTTCTGGGGTATTAACGCTATGTTCGGGCCGCTGGTGCTGGATTTGTTTACTGACGGTGAGAACAACAAATGCGAGGCGTACTACACCGCAGAGGATAACGCGCTTACGCAGGACTGGTCCGAGCGTGTGGCCGAACTGCATGGTGCCGCATACGGCAACCCGCCCTACAGCCGGGCATCGCAGCACGACGGTGAATACATTACGGGCATGCGCTACATCATGCAGCACGCCAGCGCCATGCGGGAAAAGGGCGGGCGTTACGTGTTCCTGATTAAGGCAGCCACCAGCGAAGTGTGGTGGCCGGAAGACGCCGATCATATGGCCTTTATTCGCGGGCGTATCGGTTTCGAGCTGCCGCGCTGGTTCATTCCGAAAAATGAGAAGCAGGTGCCTACCGGCGCGTTCTTCGCTGGTGCTGTGGTTGTGTTCGATAAGACGTGGCGTGGCCCCGCAATGAGCTACATCAGCCGTAGCGAGCTGGAGGCGCGCGGCGATGCGTTCCTGTCGCAGATCCGCCGTGAGGCGATGCGTCTGCTACCCCAAATCCAGCAACAAAATATTCCAGAAACTATTCCGGTAGTTAAAGAGGTGCAGGTAGTGGTGCCAGTAGCACCGGAAACGACTACGCAAAAGTCGGAAGAGGCTTTACCGCTTCGGCAGGATGAAATCCTCTCAGTAAGCGGCGTTGAGACGTGGGCGTGTGTGCGTGCGGCGTTCGGCGAGAAGGAAGAGTACAGCTTTAAAGAGTCTAAGTTCGCTCACGTCTGGGCCGCTGACAGTGTTTCAAATCCGATAGCGGTTACCGTTCAGTGGGGCGACATAGCCGTGGCTGAGGCGCTGATCGCGTCGCACAAGCCAATTGCAGGAAATGGGGAGGCAGCGTGAAACAGTTAACGGTGCGCCAGCAGGAGGTATTCGATCTGCTGGTGAAATTCCAGAAAGAGCACGGCTACCCGCCCAGTAATGCCGAGGTGGCCCGCATGATGGGAGCCACGTCGACGAACGCCGCCGCCGACATGTTGCGCTCACTCCAGCGCAAGGGCGCGATCACCATCACCCCAGGCGTGTCACGCGGTATCACCATCAACGGACTGGGTAAGGAAGCGTTAGCGGTAATGCTGCTGCGCTCGCTGCTGAATGACGAGGAGGATGCCAGAGAGCAGGCGATCGCATTTCTTGAATCTTATGGAGATGCTCGATGATGCAGGTTCTGAGATCGCCAGCCACCGCCAGTGATTCACTGGCGGCCAGGTGCACTTTCATGAGGAAAGAAACCTACGCCGTAATAACGGTGCGTCTGAATTGCTCTACAGCTTCAGATACTGGTGGCCATATAGTGATTTTATCGCCTGTCACATCAAAGACTTTGCCGTGGTTTTTTTCTGCGATGTTTTTCATCTGGACGAAATTAACGTCAAAATTTGCCTCGCCTACTGCAGCTTTAAGCTGGCTCTCTTTGACAGGCTGCCGTGTATCCGTGGACAGCAATAAAAAGGTTTTAAGGATCCTAGTGTTCATCTGCTCCGGTCGTTTAGCCCACAGCTTGAGTCTGCGGGTTACTTTCGATACTTCCTGCATTTCTTCATTGTTTGATGACTGCTTGGAATTGAGCATGCGTTCCATTTCCTCCAGTGAAACTAAAGCCTTAACGATGTTGCGGTGTGCTTCTGGTAATTCATTACCTGCTGAGACCTGGAAGGCCGCCAGCTCAAGGAATTCACGCGCTTGTACGATGTTTTCTTGTAGTCCCATATTAGTAAAAACTCACTCATTATTAGTGTATTTAGTAATTTTAGTCTTTTTTAATCTTATTTGCAACAAGGAAATGAGCAAATGAAACTCGTCCTGCCGTTTCCACCAAGCGTTAACACCTACTGGCGCGCACCGAACAAGGGGCCGCTAAAGGGTAGGCATCTCATCAGCGCCGCAGGGCGTAAATACCAGAGCGCAGCCTGTGTCGCGATCGTCGAGCAACTGCGCCGCCTGCCGAAGCCGTCCAGAGAGTTGGCAGCAGTGAAGATCATCCTGTTCCCGCCGGATGCCCGCCGCCGGGATATCGACAACTACAACAAGGCGCTATTCGACGCGCTTACGCATGCTGGCGTGTGGGAGGACGACAGCCAGGTAAAACGGATGCTGGTGGAGTGGGGGCCGGTGACCAAGAAGGGAAGAGTAGAGATCACGATCAGTAAATACCAACCGGTGGTTGCAGCCGCCTGAATAAGTGGAGAAACGCATGAACGAGTTAACCTACGTTAAAAATGAGCCGGGCTTCCCGGCGATGACCAGTCTGGAGATCGCAGGGCTATGCGATAAGCGGCATGATCACGTGATGGCCGACATTCGCAACATGCTCCAGCAGCTCGATATTCAATCTCCCGAATTTTCGGGAGATTACCGCGACGACAGAGGGCGCAGTTATCCGCTGTTTCACCTGCCGAAGGATTTATGCCTGACGCTGGTGTCAGGTTACAGCGTGGTGCTGCGTAAGCGAATTATTGATCGCTGGCTGGAGCTGGAGAACGGGCAGCAGGTTAGCGTGCCGAAGTCATTGCCGGAGGCGTTGCGCCTAGCTGCGGATCTGGCGGAGCAAAAGCAGCGCATGACCGAAGAGCTGGCTGCCGCCGCGCCTAAAGTTGAGTTTGTGGATCGCTACTGTACTGCAAGTGGCTCAATGTCGTTCCGCCAGGTGGCTAAGCTGCTGAAGGCGAAAGAGCCAGAGTTCAGGTCGTTCCTGCTGGACAGCAAAATTATGTACCGCTTGAACGGCGGGCTTACACCCTACAGCCAGCACACCGACGCGGGACGGTTCGAGGTTAAGACCGGTACGGCTGCGATTTCTAATCATGCATTCAGCCAGGCACGGTTCACCGCCAAAGGCGTTAAGTGGATCGGCGGCCTGTGGGCGGCGCATCTGGCGGCAGGACGTGCAGCATGAGGGCACTACTCAATCCTGTAGTGGTACGCGAGCTGGGGCAGGTTGTGTTTCGTCCAGGAGCGCAGCTTATGGCGATGTTCAGCCAGGGCCGCATTCTGCTGGAGAACGAGCCGGAGCGACTGGCCAGCCTGCCGACCGGGGAAATCCCGCCCGCCGCGCAGCCGCTGGCAGAGGATCCGCTTCTGGTACCGGTATTCGATAACGAGCGGGTGATCCGCCGCGCTGGTGGCATTCAGGCACTGGAGAGCTGGCTGATGCGTTCTGCTGGCTGCCAGTGGCCGCATAGCGAATGGCATTCCGATAACCTGACGACACTACGCCATGAGCCGGGGTCAATCCGTCTGTGCTGGCACTGCGACAACCTGCTGCGCGACCAGCACAACAAAACGCTCGGCGGCATGGCGCGTGCGAACGTTGCTGAGTGGCTGCTCTGGTTTATTCGTGGTGATTTCCAGTTTGGTGCCGACCACCAGCTGACGATCCCGGAGGTGTGCTGGTGGCTGACGCGTAACGGCCTCGCCGAGGCTATCCCCGAGAATCTGGCGCGCCATGCTCTTCGTCTACCGGATGAGCCTATCAAATCGGTTTACCGGGAAAGCGAGCTACGTCACATGCCCGCCGCAACGGAGATCGTACAGGAGCAGGCAAAGCAGGTGCTGGCGCTTAAGGTGGATCCTGAATCAACGCAGTCTTTCATGCTGCGCCCTAAGCGGACGCGCTGGGAGTGTGAGAAGTACACCCGCTGGGTTAAGCAGCAGCCGTGCGCATGCTGCGGCCAGCAGGCTGACGATCCCCATCACCTGATCGGTTACGGCCAGGGCGGCATGGGTACCAAAGCGCACGACCTGTTTGTGATACCGCTGTGCAGAGTGCATCACGACGAGTTGCACGCTGACATGCAGACATTTGAGAAAAAATATGGCACGCAGCCTGAGCTGCTGCTGAAGACATTAGACCGCGCGCTGGCAATCGGCGTGCTAGCATAATTTAGTGGAGAAAATTGATGCGTGATATGTACGAAGTAATGGACTTATGGGGTGCATGGGCTGCTTCAGACCATAGTGGAGTGGACTGGCAGCCGATTGCTGCCGGGTTTAAGGGACTCCTGCCGCATGGTAAGAAATCACGGCTTCAATGTGATGACGATGAAGGGATTATGATAGACGGATGCGTAGCAAGATTGCGAAAGTATAAGTCAGAAGAGTTTGAACTAATAATCGCTCATTTTGTAATCGGTATTTCTTTGCGTGCTATAGCCAAGAAGCGCAAATGTTCTGATGGAACTATAAGAAAGGAACTACAAACTGCACTTGGGTTTATCTGTGGTGTGTACTCAATGATTAATTAAATATTGAGATTAAGCACCGCAAGCCGGTGCTTAATCTAAATTCCTATGTCTATTGTTAAGTTCATTTTTCTCATCATGCATTTTGTCAATCATAAAATACATGCCAAGTATCGTTGTACAAATTATATTTAAAATTATAAAGATATATATTGCCACCAAAATAAATTTTACAAAGACGATTTTGAATATGGCTACGTTTGAAATTGTTGCGCTTAGTAACTGTAATCCACCGCCAGATAGATACATAAATATACTAGAAAATGCAAGGTAACCAAATAGATAGGTTAGAAATTTCCTGCGAGTAAGATCCTTTCCATTTAGCGTCGGAGGCGCGCCATCCATAATATTATCCATTCCTTTTTTTTGGAATGTAGCAACCGCAGCCATTGAGGCGATATAAAATCCTGATAGAATTTGCAAAATGCCATTTACGACAGATATCAAACCATCTTTAGCTATCAAAGCAATTGGTCTGTCCAGGGTGAAAATGAATGCTGTGATAACTAATGATAAAATTAGAGGAATGGCAAAATCAAACACTCTTTTTTCAGGGTGCTTGATTCTAACATAGTCTACAGGAGTCAACATTTTCTTAATTGAGCTCATTACTCCTCCTTAAAATACAAAACTACTGTTTATTTTAACAGTAGTTTGCTCATTTTGCCAGCTAATTCTTTGTGAATTTTTGTTTCACATATTTCGATTTTAGCACTTAATATAATTTTCTCTTTTTCAGCGAAAATTGTATCTGCAATATCCTCAATCGACTTTTCATATGAAACGTCAATCTCATCACTAACGACTCTCTTATTTTTGTCTTTCCGAGTTAATTTTAAATCAGAATATTCCATTCTTCGCGCAATATCACTTGCTTTTTTTAAAATGTTAATCGCTTTTTGGCCTGACGTGCTTTTGAATGACATAACCATAGTTTCTTGTACGATGGATATTTCTCCATCGTCATCAAGTTTTTTATTATTTTTATAGCGAACCGCGGTTATGCCAAGCAAAGCGCCTGTAGCTAAACTTTCTTTCAATGTGCGAGATGCATATGGATTAATGCTTACAATAGGACGGCACTTGATGTCTCGGGGTTTCTTGCCATCATTACGAGTGAATGAATAATCAGTAGACTCAGCAATCATCCATGTAAGTGCACTTGCCATTAAAGATTTTGTGAGGCCAGGAACCTCTTCTACCAGAGTTTTATAAAAATCAGGAAATAGATGTCTATCTCGTGGGGTATGCCTAATACAAATATGAGAGGTTACAGCCGGGGCTTCATCTTGGCTTCTGTTGGCTTTACGTGACGTACCTGTCAGCTTGTTAGCAAAGTGAGGATCTGATGCATTTGCATTGGCATACTGAAAGAGAATAATAGTGTGCCCCTCCGCTTCATTCCTGAGCATGTCGATAATCCGTACTGTGGATTTTCCTCCAGCAATGGAGTAAATGGCTTTACCACTTTTATAGAGGTTCTCAACCGCTTTCAGGGTATCAGAAACAGGCATGGTTGGTGCATCTTTTGGGGTGCGAGCCAGCTCCATTTCACATTCGACAGCATAACGATCATAATCCCCTAACAGCATACAAATTCCTTTGAAAGAAAAATAAATAAGAAGATACCTCAAAATTGCTAACGCGTACGCATTTTTGTGAGTAATGTGATAAGAGTGGTCACAACGACACGACGCTTATCAGTTCAAGACCTCGCTCCTGCGGGGTTTTTCCGTTTCTGCGCCACGCTCGGCGCAATTCAACCACAGAGTCTTTCAGAGGTGAGCCAGAGTGATGGTCGGTGTGACCGTCTCTGTGGGCTGACCATCCTGAGCGCTGGCTCACCCCCTAAAAGGAAGGTCACTATGTTCGGTTTCGGTAAAAAAGCACGTAAAGCAGTAAGCGACATCAAGAAGTTCGAAAAGCGCGATCTGGCGCAGGCGGTGGTAAACGCTGCTTACCTGGTGGCATACGCCGACGGCGAATGTGAGGCGTCAGAGAAGGCGAAGATTGAACAGGTGCTGCGCAACCAGCCATCGCTGGCGGCGTTCACCTCGGAAATCAACGCCATCAGTGCAACGATCGTCGGCCAGCTGGACACCAACTTCAAGATTGGTCGCCGTGCGGCGCTGCGCGAGATTGAAGACGTTAAGCACGATACCCGCGAAGCCGAGGACGTTCTCGACGTTGCGGTAGCCATTGCTGAGGCGGACGGCGAAGTAGAGCCGGAAGAGCGCAAGGTACTGGAAGAAATCGCCAATGCTCTCGGCCTGCGTCTGGAAAACCACCTGTAATGGCCAGGCTTCGCTGGGCTGCTGCTGGTGTGCTGCTGTTCCTGGTGATCGCCATCGACTTTACCAGCAAGTTGATGTCGATCCTGGCTGACGGCGTGCTGGTAGCTGGCGCGGTAGTTCTGCTCTGGCCGCTGCTAAAGAAAACGAAATAACACTCTTCTAAAGGCGTCCGCCGGGCGTCTTTTACAGAGTGCATTTTAGCCGCCAGTTGGCGGCTGTTCATTCCCACTCTCTGAGTAGATCCATAGTAATAATGAGGGGGATAAATGCTCGATCTGATATCCGGCACTGGTTTAGCAAGTGGAGGCCTGAAGGGTGTCAATGTCACTGGATTGCGGACCAGGGCTGATAATGGCTTGAAACGTAACGCTTGATCGGCTTTTATAAGCTCCTTAAGTTGTAGAATTTCTGACACAGCATACGGAGAGTAAAATGACAGATAGCTACGATAGAAGGCGTACACAAACCTTCACAGACGAAGAACTAGACGAGTTCTATTCAGATGCTGCGGCTCGTCTGGAGCAAGATGAGCTACTGAAACGGCTGGGAGTAAAACTAACAGAAGTTCAAGTGGAGTGGGAAGAATCACGGCACATAAAAGATTTACTACCAGGTGTTGAACCTGAATTCTTTGATACTTATGTTGTTTTTGCGGATAAGTTAAACCCATTTTCAGTCATCTTCACCAAAGATGATGATTACTCTGATTATTACAGGCTGTCTCGCCCCGAGTCGCTCGATGAATTGAACGATGACATATCTAAATGGGCTAATAGTTAGTCAAGGGAAAGACAACAATATTCGCCTTCCTAAAATTCACGAATTCTCTTAAGGCTGCCATGAGGCAGCCTTTTTTATTTACTCAATACAGCACCCGCATTCTTAGCGAGGTGAGAGAAATGTTTGATATGAGCAAACTGGCTACTGGCGCAGCTTATGGCGCATCAGCCGGGACGGTAGCCAATGGACTGCTAACCCGGTTAAGCCCTGATGAGTGGAGCGCTCTCGGAGTAATCATCGGGATCGTCGTGGCAATCCTGACGTTTGGCATCAACTGGTACTACAAGCGCAAGACTACACTGGCGCAGATCCAGGCGCTTAAGACCTGGCCCACACGCCCGGTTGATATTGCGGAGGACTAATGACGATCTCACTGTCGTTACGTAACAAACTAATCGGTGTAGCTGGTGCTGGTGCGCTGGCGATCGCCACGGTGTTTCTTGGTGGCAAAGACGGTGTGGAAGGGCGGAAGTACGAAGCCTATAAAGATGTCGCCGGAGTGTGGACCGTCTGCGATGGCCATACGGGCCGGGATATCGTGAGAGGGAAGACCTACACCGATCGCGAGTGTGACAACCTGCTATGGAAAGACCTGCAGCCAGCCAAGAAAACGGTTGATAGTCTGATCAAAGCCCCGCTAAACGAGTATCAGCGCGCCGCGCTCTACAGCTTCGTCTTTAACGTTGGCTCTGATGCGTTCTCGAAGTCCACGCTGCTGCGCAAGTTGAACAAAGGCGATCACGAGGGAGCGTGCGAGGAGATGCGCCGCTGGGTTTACGCTGGTGGCATGAAGTGGAAAGGCCTCCAGAACCGGCGCGAGATGGAACGCTCGATGTGCCTGGCGGAGAGCAAGTATGAAATTTAGTGGCGTAGTGTGGTTGTTGGTTGCTGAATTTCTGATCACTGCGCTAATTGTCTGGAGCCTCACCGGCTCGATTGCAGATGAAAAGGCCCGCGCTGATACCGCCGAACATAACCTGCAGCTGGCGAAAGATACCATTGACGACATGCAGACGCGCCAGCGAGATGTGGCCGCACTGGATGCCAAATACACCGGAGAACTGGCAGATGCCCAGGAAACTATCGATCAGCTTGAGCGTGATGTTGCTGCTGGCCGTAAGCGGCTGCGGCTCAACGCAACATGTACAGCGAACGGAGCGGCCAGCGCCACCAGCATGGATGATGGCGCTGGCCCCCGACTTACAGACACCGCTGAAAGGGATTATTACACCCTCAGGCGACGAATCGAAACCATCACCAGCCAGTTAACCGGCCTGCAGGCGTATGTGCGCGAGCAGTGCCTAAGATAAGTGTACGTGATGCTAAAAGTTATTTTTCTTCTGTTGATTCAGCTGTTGCAGAAAGCAAAGAAATTGCATCAGAGTTAAATCCCTTAAATTTTATAACCCTTTTTGTTACTTTCTTTGCTTCCGCTTGAACACCCAATGAAAAGTTGCTTCCGTCGGTTTTAGCGCCTACGTTACCAGCACCCGATGTGTCATAGAACTCTTCGATTTCTACTTTTTCAGCTATAAGTATGCGCTTTGCTATTGAGGTCTCTTGTTCAACTTTGGCTTGCTCCAGTAAAACAGTTGATTTGATATTCGCTTTTATAGCCTCTTCACTCAGCTTTTCCGCAGAAATGTTTTTTTCTGCCGCTGTTTTCGAAAACACTTCTAGAGATTTGTTTAAAGCTGCTTCAATGAGATATCCGGTTGGATTTAAAGCAAGACGCAAAATTTCCTTAGTTTCCATTATATTACCTTTGGTTTTAGATGTGAGTAACCAGACTTTCGATGATTCACAAATCATGTTATTAAAAAATAAGTTCAGCGCATAACATACACTTGATTTTAGAATGTTATAAATGTTTTTAGATACCGATTGCTAAGGGCATTGCAGCATGCGCTCACTGGGTTCATGTGATAACGTCATGCGTTACTATTTCACTGATTAGGCTTGGTTATGAAAATCGACGTCGCTGTGATTTATCCTGATGGTCAGGTTAAGAAAATGACCGTCCCAGAAGATAGAAGATCCATCTCTGTAGAGTACAACCAACACAATCTGATGATGCCAATCGAGGCATACGTTTTAGATGGCGCAGAGCACTACTTTGCTCGCACGCAATCTGAAATCCAGGACGCTGACATAGAGGCCGCCATTAGAAGCATTTAAGCACTATTTTAAGATGAAACTTCTTTAGCCACTGGCATCCGCTAGTGGCTTTTTTATTGGAGCAACTACAATGCCAGCAGCCATCCCCAGAGCTTGCCGCAAGCGCGGCTGTTCAGGCACAACGACGGACCGCTCGGGCTACTGCGAGGCTCACCGCAACGAAGGCTGGCAGCAGCACCAGCAGGGTCGTAGCCGCCACCAGCGTGGCTATGGCAGTAAGTGGGACATCATCAGAGCCCGCATCCTTAAGCGTGATCGACACCTGTGTCAGGAATGTCTGAGTAATGGAAAGCCCGTTCCGGCATCAACGGTTGACCATATCAAACCCAAAGCTCACGGCGGCACCGACGACGACAGCAACCTGCAGGCTCTGTGCTGGCCATGCCACAAGACCAAGACGGCGAAGGAGCGAAATAGTTCAAATTAAAATCATTTCGACGTAAATGATATCGATTGTCATCACCGGGGAGGGCGGGGCAAAAGTTCAGGGCCATGCCTGCTAAGGACCGCCGCCTCAGTCAGATTTTTACACCCGCGAAATATAAAATTTAACTGGAGCGTCTATGGCTGGAGCGACGGGCCGATCCGGACGCCGCGCCAAGCCGACCGCCCGGAAGTTGCTGGCAGGTAATCCGGGTAAGCGCGCCCTCAACAAAGAAGAGCCTTCCTTCACACCCATAACTGGCGTTGATCCGCCTGAGTGGCTCAGCGAATCCGCTGCGACAATGTGGAGAATGGTCTCTAAAGAGCTGTGCGCGCAGGAGGTTTTGTGCGCCACGGATTTACACAACCTCGAAATGTTTTGTGTGGCCTATTCCAACGCCCGCGACGCGCAGGTAGACGTTGCTAAAAATGGGATCACCGTAACCGGCGCAATGGGCGGAGTGATCAAGAACCCGGCGCTGACCGTGCTGAATGAAGCAATGCGGCAGATGGCCTCCTTCGGAGGCATGCTCGGGCTGGACCCCAGCAGCAGGCAGCGCCTGATTGGGGCTAATAAAAAACAGTCGGATAATCCCTTTAAAAATCTATGACACGCAAAGCCTACCCCAACGTGAACGCCGCAAATCAGTATGCCCGCGACATCGTCCGGGGAAAAACTGTGGCGTGCCGCTACGTCATCGATGCGTGCCAGCGGCACCTTGATGATCTGGCGAAAGAGAAAACGAAAAAGTTTCTCTACCGGTTCGATAAAGACCTGGCGGAAAAGGCGGCTAAGTTCATTCAGCTCCTGCCACATACCAAAGGTGAATGGGCCTTCAAACGCATGCCGATTACTCTGGAGCCCTGGCAGCTGTTTATAGTCTGCTCGGCGTTCGGCTGGGTGCGCAAGGGTACGAAGCTGCGGCGCTTCCGCGAGGTCTATACCGAGATCCCCCGCAAGAATGGTAAGTCTGCAATCTCCGCCGGGGTGGCGCTGTTCTGCTTCACCTGTGACGACGAGTTTGGCGCTGAAGTTTACTCCGGCGCCACGACGGAAAAGCAGGCCTGGGAGGTGTTCCGCCCGGCGCGCCTGATGTGTAAGCGTACCCCGGCGCTATGTGATGCGTTTGGCGTCGAGGTGAACGCTTCCAACATGAACCGGCCGGAAGACGGTGCCCGCCTTGAACCCCTGATCGGCAACCCCGGCGATGGTGCGTCTCCGAGCTGCGCGATTGTGGACGAATACCACGAACACGATACCGACGCGCTCTATACCACCATGCTGACGGGGATGGGCGCGCGCCGCCAGCCACTGATGTGGGCCATTACCACCGCAGGCTACAACATCGAGGGGCCGTGCTACGACAAGCGCCGGGAAGTTATCGAAATGCTGAACGGCACGGTGCCTAATGATGAGCTCTTCGGCGTGATTTACACCGTTGATGAGGGCGACGACTGGACAGATCCGGCGGTGTTGCGCAAGGCGAACCCCAACATGGGCGTTTCGGTCTACAGCGATTTTCTTCTGAGTCAGCAGAAGCGGGCAATGAACAACGCACGCCAGGCCAACGTTTTCAAAACCAAGCATTTGAACATCTGGGTATCTGCCCGGGCGGCTTACTTCAACCTGGTCAGCTGGCGCAACTGCGAGGATGAGACGCTGACGATCGAGCAGTTCGAGGGTCAGCCTTGCTACCTCTCGTTCGACCTGGCGCGAAAGCTCGACATGAACAGCATGGTGCGGATCTTCACACGTGATATTGATGGCAGGCGGCACTATTACTGTATAGCGCCTAAGTTCTGGGTGCCCTATGACACGGTATACAGCACCGACACCGATCATCAGCGTACTGCTGAACGCTTCCAGAAGTGGGTGAACTCCGGCCACCTGGAGGTAACCGAAGGTGCAGAGATCGATTACCGCGTCATCCTGGAGGAAGCCAAGGCGGTCAACCGGCAGAACCCGGTAGAGGAATCGGCCATTGACCCCCACGGAGCCACGAACCTGTCCCACCATCTGGCCGATGAGGGTCTCAGCCCGATTACCATCGTCCAGAACTACACCAACATGTCAGATCCGATGAAGGAGCTTGAGGCGGCGATAGAGGCCGGGCGCTTCCACCATGACGGTCACCCCATACTGACGTGGTGTATTTCTAACGTGGTGGGAAAGCACCTGCCTGGTAACGATGACGTTGTGCGACCAATTAAGGAGCACAGCGAGAATAAAATCGACGGGGCCACCGCCCTGATCATGGATATCGGCCGGGCCATGCTGCCGGACACGCGGCAGGATCTTAACGGCTTCTTTGAAAACCCCATCATGGTAGGTTTCTGATGAATAAAAATAAGCAGCCGGGCAAGGTGAAAAGCGCCTTGCTCAACTGGCTGGGCGTGCCCATCAGCCTGACTACCGGGACGTTCTGGCAGGAGTGGTACGGCACGAGCAGTAGCGGCAAGGTGGTTACAGCGGATAAAGCGATACGGCTTTCGGCGGTCTGGTCCTGCGTCCGGCTCCTGAGCGAGTCGGTTTCTACATTGCCGGTCAAGATCTACACCCGGCAGGCTGACGGCTCGCGCAAGCTGGCGCAGGATCATCCTGTTTACCAGGTGCTGTGCCGTCGCCCCAACCTCGAAATGACGCCATCCCGATTCATGCTTATGGTGGTGGCAAGCATCTGTTTACGTGGTAACGCCTTCGTCGAAAAGCTGTTTATCGGCAGCAAGCTGGTATCGCTGGTGCCGCTGCTACCCCAGAACATGGTAGTGAAGCGGCTGGACACTGGCCGGCTTGAGTACACATACACTGAAGATGGCAAAAAACGCGTTATCCAGGAAAAGAACCTGATGCATATTCGCGGGTTCGGTCTCGATGGTGTCTGCGGCATGATGCCGATGATGACAGGCCGTGACGTGATCGGCGCGGCGATGGCAGTCGAAGAGTCCGCAGCCAAGATTTTTGAGAACGGCCTGCAAAGCTCAGGGTTTCTCTCTGCTGACTCAGCACTTGATAAGGATCAGAGAGAGCGCCTTCGGCAGTATATGCAGGCGTTTACAGGCTCCAAAAACGCCGGGAAAATTATGGTGCTTGAGGGCGGACTGAAATACCAGAACGTCACCATGAACCCCGAGACAGCGCAGATGCTGGAGTCGCGATCGTTCAGTATCGAGGAAATCTGCCGCTGGTTCCGCGTGCCGCCATTTATGGTCGGGCACACGTCAAAGCAAAGCAGCTGGGCGTCGAGCCTCGAGGGAATGAACCTCCAGTTCCTGACGCATACGCTGCGCCCGCTGCTGGTGAATATTGAGCAGGAGATCTCCCGCTGCCTGCTGAACGGTGAAGAGGACCTCTTTGCCGAGTTCTCAGTAGAAGGACTGCTTCGCGCAGACAGCGCTGGCCGGGCGGCGTACTACACCAGTGCGCTGCAGAACGGCTGGATGTCCCGCAACGACGTGCGCCGCCTGGAGAATATGCCACCTATTGAGGGCGGCGATATTTACACGGTGCAGCTCAACCTGACGCCGCTCGAAGATCTGAAGCAGAACAGCCAGGCCGCACAGGCATTTGCACTGCGGCAGGTCCATAACCACGTATTCCCCGACATTCCCTTCGAACAGTCACCGCTGAGAAAAGCGGCTTAGGAGCATCCATGACGATTAAAAGCCTTCCGGCTGCGCCGGAGGGGCGACCTTTTGCGCGCGAAAAAACTGATCTGCCGGCTGCGGCAATGGAGCGCTGGAACGGCGGCATCCGCGCCGCCCGCGAAGGTGATAACAGCATTTCCATCTTCGACGTGATCGGCGCTGATTACTGGGGAGAGGGGGTTACGGCAAGCCGCATTGCTGGCGCGCTGCGCTCGCTCGGCGGCGCTGACGTGACGGTTAACATCAACAGCCCGGGCGGCGACATGTTCGAAGGCCTGGCGATTTACAACCTGCTGCGCGAGTACGAGGGCAAAGTCACTGTGAAAGTGCTTGGTCTGGCAGCGTCTGCCGCTTCGGTTATCGCCATGGCCGGTGACGATGTGCAGATCGGACGCGGCGCGTTCCTGATGATCCACAACTGCTGGGTCTATGCGATGGGTAACCGTCACGACCTGGCGCAGATCGCCGCTGACATGGAGCCGTTTGATAAAGCGATGAGCGATATCTACCAGGCGCGCAGCGGACTTGATGCCGACACCGTCGACAAGATGATGGACGGCGAAACCTATATCGGCGGCAGTGAAGCGGTGGCGAAGGGCTTTGCTGACAGTCTCCTCTCAGCTGATGAAATTGCTGACGATGACGACAGCCCGGCGGCGGCGCTGCGCAAGCTTGATGCGCTGCTGGCTAAAACCGATACGCCGCGCTCTGAGCGCCGAAAACTTCTTAAAGCCTTATCCGGCAGCAAGCCAGGCGCTGCTGCCAGTCACGATGGTACGCCGGGCGCTACCGAAGAAATCAACCCTGACAATCTCAAACAACTTGAAGACGCCCTGGCGGCGTTCGGCTAATAAGGAAAGAACATGTCTGAAGTTAACGAATTACTGAAAAAAGTCTCCTCGAAGCTGGAAGAAGTTTCCAACACTTTTAGCCAGAAAGCAGAGGACGCGCTGAAGGAGGCTAAAAACTCTGGCCAGCTGTCTGCGCAGACCAAAGAGGCGGTAGATAAAATTGCCACTGAACACAACGCGCTGAACGATGCGCTGAAGTTGCTGAAATCCTCAGTGGGTGAAATTGAGCAGCAGGTAGCGCAGATGCCGCTGGCCAGCGCTGCAAAAATTATCGAGACCGTTGGCCAGACCGTGATCAGCAGTGAAGCGCTGAAAGCTTTCGCGGCAAGCGTTGAAGGCGGGAAGCGCGTCAGCGTTCCGGTGAATGCTGCGCTGATCTCCACTGACGTGGCAACCGGTGTGGTTGAGCCGCAGCGCCTGCCGGGTATTGATACTGCGCCGAAGCAGCGCCTCTTCATCCGGGATCTGATTGCGCCGGGCCGCACTTCTGCACCGGCCATCTTCTGGGTGCAACAGACTGGCTTCACCAATGCGGCGAAGGTTGTGCCTGAAGGTACTGCCAAGCCATACAGCGATATCCAGTTCGCCACGCAGATCACCCCGGTGACCACCATCGCGCACATGTTCAAAGCGTCCAAGCAGATCCTGGACGATTTCGCGCAGCTGCAGTCAACCATCGACGCTGAGATGCGTTACGGCCTTAAATATGTCGAAGAGCAGGAAATTCTCTTTGGCGATGGTACCGGCGCGCACCTGAAAGGCATCGTACCGCAGGCATCTGCTTACGACGCTGCCTTTACGGTTGAGCAGCAGAACGGTATTGATGATCTCCGTCTCGCGATGCTTCAGGCTCAGCTGGCGCGCTTCCCGGCTTCCGGCCACGTCCTGCACTTCGTTGACTGGGCGAAAATTGAGCTCACCAAGGACACGCTGGGTCGCTACATTCTGGCGAACCCGGCTGCGCTGACCGGTCCTACCCTGTGGGGCCTGCCGGTTGTGGCCACTGAGGCCGCAGCATTCCAGGGCAAATTCCTGACTGGTGCGTTTAACGCCGCGGCGCAGCTGTTTGATCGTGAAGATGCCAACGTGGTTATCTCCACCGAGAACGCCGACGACTTCGAGAAGAACATGATCTCGATTCGTTGCGAAGAGCGCCTGGCGCTGGCCGTGAAACGTCCGGAAGCGTTTATCTACGGTTCCTTCACCGCGCCTGCTGCTGGCGGCGGTGCGTAACCTTAACGGCGGCCTGCGGGCCGCTTTTCTTTTTCCTTAAAGGAGACAGCCATGAAGCTGATTGCTATCAAGCCCATCTACTTTGAAGGCAACGTGCTTACTGAAGGCACCGAGTTTGAGACGCTAGAGCAACACGGCCGCGACCTTCTGGCCAGCGGTTACGCTCACGAGCCTGGCGAAAAGAAGCAGGATCCGGATAAAGAGCAAAAGCCGAAAGGGAATGGCAAGGCCAAATAAGGAGCGGGCATGCTGACCAAGCAGCAGGTTAAAACACACTGCCGGATCGATGCCGACAGCACCGCAGAAGATGCCTGGATCGAAACCAGTATCAAAGGGGCCGTCCTTTACGTTCAGAAGTGGACGCGCCGCCGGCTTTACGAAAATGCAGCAGATCCTCTGTACCTTCTTGACCCTGATGCGCTGCTTTACGGCGAAGATATCGAAATGGCCATGCTGATGCTTATCGCCCACTGGTATGCAAACCGGGAAGCGGTAATCACCAGTGGTACCTCTTCAACCGTTGATCTGGCCGTTGAATCGTTGCTTCAACCCTACCGCATTTATGGTGTCTGAGGGGGATTTATGGCCTGCAGTGGATGCGCCGCCCGGCGCAAATGGCTTAAAAAGTGGATGAAAATCGCCTATGAACGAGCAACAGGTAAATCAGCTGCTGGAAGCACTGGCAGCCCAGACAAAAGCGATGAACGAACAGACCGCCGCGATAACCCGCCTGGCAGTATCAAATGAGGAACTGTCCTCGCTGATATTGCGGGATCTCGCTGGTGACATAGAAACCACAACGATTGATTCCCCGCACCCGACCTACCTCAGCACCAGGCGAGGGGGTAGCCATGCAGGCCGGGAAACTTAATAAACGAATCACGCTGCAAAAGCCTGTTAAAACGCAGAGCCCGGCCACTGGCGCGATCGTTAATGGCTGGGCTGATGTGGCTGAGCTGTGGGCTAACGTTACCGATTTGTCTGCGCGCGATTTTGTGGCCGCGCAGGCGGGACAGAGCGAGGTAACAACACGGATCACTATTCGCTGGCGTGATGATGTCACGGATAAGCACCGCATTCTTTACCGTGGCCGCGTTTACGATATTCAGGGCGTGCTGGAAGACGATAAAAGCGGTCGGGAGTACCTGACGCTGCCATGCTCGCGGGGGGTTAACGATGGCTGACGGCGTTGATTTCAGCATCATCGGTGTTGAGGCATTGCTGGGGAAACTATCCTCCGTCAGAGACGATCTGCGCCGTCGCGGCGGACGGGCTGCACTCAGGCGCGCCGGTAACGTGATTGTCGAAAAAGCGAACGCTAACGCCGCCAGGATTGATGACCCGTTAACAGGCCGCAGCATTGCTGCCAACGTAGCGATGCGCTGGAACGGCCGCCTCTTCAAAACCACCGGCAATCTGGGGTTTCGGATCGGCGTTCTTCACGGTGCTGTCCTGAAGAAGCATCCCGATCTCGGTGAGAACGCGCCGACGCCGCACTGGCGACTGATTGAGTTCGGTACCGAGAATGTTCGGGCGCAGCCGTTTATGCGCCCGGCGGCTGAAAGCAGTGTTGTGGAGGTGGTAAACGTGTTCGCCACTGAATACGAAAAGGCTATTGACCGCGCCATCAAACGCGCGGCGAAAAAAGGAGTGCCTCCATGATTGCGCCGATCTTTAGCGTCTGCGCCGCCAGCCTGCCGGTTGTCGAGCTGCTGGGCGGCGACACGCTGCGCCTCTATCCGTTCGGCCAGCAGGACGACAATGTGGTCTATCCCTACGTGGTGTGGCAGAACGTTACCGGATCGCCGGAGAACTATCTCGCGCAACGGTCCGATGTCGATTCGTTCACCCTGCAGGTTGATGCATATGCCGACACCGTGGACGAAGTGATCGCGGTTGCCGCCGCGCTACGCGACGCTATTGAGCCATACGCGTATATCACGCGCTGGGGCGGGCAGGAAAAGGACCCCGAAACCAGACGCTACCGCTATTCGTTCGACGTGGACTGGATAGTGAAGCGATAACCCTCTCACCGGCCCTGAGCCGGTTTTTTTATGACCGGAGATAACCCATGTCTGTATTAACTCAAGGCACGCAGCTCTTTGTGCTCGCCAAAGACGCAGTGAGTGAAGTGGAATGTATTACAGCGTTTTCACCTGGCAGTAACCCTGCTGACCAGATTGAGGATACCTGCCTCGCTGAAAAGAATGATCGTACTTACAAGCGCGGGCTACGTACCCCGGGATCAGCATCCCTCACGCTGAATGCTGATCCTAAAAATGCCAGCCATATCATGCTCTATAACCTGTCGATTTCCGATGATGAGGCTGATCAGGATCTGACCTTTGCAATCGGCTGGTCCGATGGTGAAGCCGCGCCGACAGCAGCTACTAACGGAGCAGCCGGGGCGGTAGACGGACTTGCGCTGCCTGATAGCCGCACGTGGTTTGTTTTCAAAGGCTACGTCAGCGACTTCCCGTTTGATTTTGCAGCCAATACGGTTGTTTCCACTTCCGCCTCTATCCAGCGTTCCGGCTCTGCCGTCTGGGTACCAAAAGCGAGCGCCTAAAGCATGAAACTGACACTGGATTCACTGAAGCAGGCCGGAGCATTCACCGGCCGCCCGGTAGAGAAGGAAATTTCCTGGCAGCAGGGCGATAAAAAAATCACCGCAACCGTCTATATCCGCCCTATGGGCTACCATTCGGCAATGACCGACGTCATGGCGGCTAATGGCCGGGTGGATGGCGTGGCCGGGCGCATCGCCGCCTCGATCTGCGACGAAGACGGGCATCCGGTGTTTTCCCCGGCGGATATAACTGGCGAAGCGGATCCGGAGCGCGGCGCGCTGGATGGCCCGCTGACTATCGCTCTGCTGCTCGCTATCCAGGAGGTTAACGATCTGGGAAAGAGTACCAGCTCAGCGCCGAAGACGAATTCTGGTGCGAGCTCGTCCTCAACGGCATCGGCGGAAGAACCATCGCCGAAGCGCGGGAAGCGATCAGCTTCAAAGAGTCGCAGCTCTGGGCGAAATACCGGGAAAGATACGGCAGCCTGAACCCGATGATGCGCACGGAGTGGGGCGCTGCGCTGATCTCGTCCGTTCTGGCGAACGTCAACAAAGGCAAGGATGCCCCAGCATTCCGTCTCAGTGATTTTGCTCCACACATACCTGAAGCGCCCCTTTCTTTGGAAGATGCCATGAATGCCTGGAATTGATAAGCTAGGTTGAAGTTTTGTCATTGCTCAATTCCCTGTTATTCTCTCAAAATCTGTGAAAGGAGGGGTGATGGCACTTATTAAATGTAAGGAATGTGGTGAAGCAGTATCAAGCAAGGCTGATGTTTGCCCTAAGTGCGGGGCACCTTTTAAGTTAAGGGTAAAAGGTCCTTCAGGATGCATGATGATATTGTTGGTTATGATTGGGGTTATTTTTACTTTCTATTTCATAGCGAAAATGAGCTGAATTAATAATTGATATTAATTTGTATCGCTGTGAATTAACAATTTAATCATGCGAATGCAAATCAACCCGCTCCGGCGGGTTTTTCATTTTAGGGCTTTATATGGCTGGAAAATCACTTGGCACACTAACTATTGATTTAATAGCAAAGGTTGGCGGATTTGTAGCAGGCATGGATAAAGCCGAGAGGTCCTCAGCCAAGTGGAGACGGCAGATTGAAAATGACGCTAAGGCGGCGGGTTCAGCTATCCTGTCAGTTGGCACGGTAGCTGCTGGCGCAGCTGTGGCGACAGCATCTGCTGGAATTGTCTTCTTAAAGACAATGTCCAATCAGGTAATTGAGACCGATCGCTGGGCTAAGTCCTTGAAAATTTCCACTCAAGAATTATTGGCTTGGCAATTTGCTGCAGAAAAGGCCGGAGTTTCAGGTGACCAGATGGCCGATATCTTCAAGGATATTGGAGATAAGATTGGTGACGCTGTCTTAAATAAGTCAGGGGAGGCTGTTGATGCGCTTAATGCTCTTGGCTTATCTGCTTTAAAGCTCTCAAAAATAACGCCAGATAAACAATTATTAGCAATAGGTGAGGCACTAAGCAAGATCGGGACTAATGCTGAAAAAACAACAATATTAGAAAGCATTGGCAATGACCTCTCTAAATTACTCCCTCTATTCGATAACAATAATCAAAAGCTTCAGCAGTTTATCCAATTAGCAAAAGATTATGGCGTAGCACCTTCGCCAGAATCAATTGATGATCTTGTTAAAGTGAACAATCTTTTTCAAGATATGGAGGCGCAAGCTAACGGCCTAAAAATGGAAATTGCTGCCGGACTGGCAAAGGTAGATTTATCGCCTCTTCAGAACGGTTTGGATGACCTAAAGAAAACGTTCACGGACCCAAAAGTTTTGCAGGGTTTAGCTGAAATGGTCGGCGGGATTGCGTCTTTAGTTGGATGGATGGGGAAAGCGGCATCAGAGCTTGGGCGGCTGGTGGAGAATTTCCAAGGGGGCCAACGCGTTGCTGCTAATGCTTCTCGCAGTGAGATTGAGAGAAGAATTAAAAACCTCGAATCAGACCTTAACGATCAGGGTTTTCTTGCTGGCGTAAACCGAGTAGGAATGGACACTGATGCCAAGCAGAAAGAGTTAAAAGAATTACGAGATCGTCTGGCTGATGTTAAAAATTTTCAGACTTCACTGCCGACCAGTCCAGCAACCTTTAGCGCTCCAGTAAGTAGTGGTTATGCACTTGGTAAAGGCGAAACTAATGGAAAGCAAACTGCGGATGCTGGTGCTAAAAAGCTAGAAAACGCCTTTAAAGCTACCGAACAAAGCTACCTTCGCCAGATAGCCCTGATCGACACGACGGGCAAAAAAACAGCTGAAGTCACAGAGCAACAAAAGCTGCAATTTGATATCGCCGACGGAAAGCTGGAGGGTCTCAATGCGACGCAGCGCCAGCGCCTTGAGCAACTGGCGACAGAGGTAGATCGTCTTAACGCAGTCAAAAAGGCTAACGAAGAAAATCTTAGGGTCGCCGAGTATGTGGCTAACCTGCAGCGCGAGAACGCCAACAGCGCCGCTACGCTCAATGCCGATATCGTTGGTGCTGGCATGGGTGACAAGACGCGAGATCGTATGCGCGAACGCTTGGCCGTCGAACGGGAATTCATCGAAAAGCGTGAAGACCTCCAGTTGCAGTACCAGTCAGGTGATATCACCGAAAGCGTTTATCAACGCGAATCGGAAGCTATTAATGATGCGCTGGCTACGCGACTCGGCAACTACGAATCCTACTACCAGCAGATAGACCAGCTCGACGCCGACTGGGTAACCGGCGCGCGCGACGGCCTGGCTAACTGGGTTGATGACGCCACGAATTACTCTTCTCAGGCTGCCAGCGCAATGCAGAGCGCGATGTCCGGCATTACCAGCAATATTGTCGATATGCTCAACGATAACGAGGCTTCCTGGAAGGACTGGAGCGTCAGCGTCCTGAAGTCGATCCAGACCGTGCTGGTTAATATGGCGATCGCCAACGCTGTCAGCAGCATCGGCTCGCTATTCAGCTTTGGTGCGGCAGCGGGGGGCAGCACGCCAACAGGTTCATACGCCAGCGCGGCGGCCGGGGTGAAGCTAAATGCTAAAGGCGGAGTGTACGAATCTGCCGATCTGAGCCAGTTCAGCAACAGCATCGTCAACAGCCCGACCATGTTCGCGTTCGCTAAGGGCGCGGGCCTGATGGGTGAGGCCGGGCCGGAGGCGATTATGCCGCTGACGCGTGCCGCCGACGGTTCGCTGGGTGTCCGGGCGCTGGATTCCGGTCAGGGGCAGAGCGGCGGCCTCTCTGTCAGCATTGGAGACATCAATTTCAACTCTCAGACGCAGCAGCCGGCAAGTCAGGGCATTGCCAGCGCCGCTGGCCGCCAGCTGACGGATGCGATCCTGCGCACGGTCAACGATGAAGTCAGCCGCCCGGGCACACCTCTCTGGCGGGCAATCAAAGGAGTTTAACCTTGGCCGTAGAAACCTTTACCTGGTGCCCGCGAGTCGGCGCACAAAGTGACACCAGTTTCCGGACGCGTAAAGCGCAGTTCGGGGACGGATATGCCCAGGTGTCGGGCGACGGTATCAACCCCAGAACGCCGCAATGGAACGTCAGCTTTACTGGAAAGGCGACCTACATCCTGGAGATAAAAGCCTTTCTTGAGCGGCACGCTGGCTGGAAGTCTTTCCAGTGGAAGCCGCCTCTCGAGTCCACAGGCCTTTACCGATCCGAAGCCGTCAATATTGTTACCCACGGTGCCGGTCTCTACACCCTCAGCACCACCTTCACACAGGCATTTCATCCATGAGCATTTCATCAGACGTACAAAAGCTGGAACCAGGCGAGAAGGTGAAGCTGCTAGAGGTGGACGGCTCGGCGTTCGGCGCGGGCATCCTGCGCTTTCACAACGAGACGATCGCACACACTGAGGCCGAGCTTACCGCAGCAGGAGGGGACGAAAACCTTCTCGACCCGAAATCGCTCTGGTGGCAGGGATTGGAGTACAGCGCCTGGCCTTTCCAGCTGGAAGGACTGTCCTTCAGCAGCGACGGCCAGAGCGCCAGGCCAAAACTGACCGTGGCAAATATCAAGGGCACCATCGGCGCGCTGTGTCGCCGGTTCCAGGGCATGGCCCGGGCGAAGGTCACTATCCATGAAACCTTTGCCCACTACCTGGATGCACGCAATTTTTCGCAGGGCAATCCGGATGCCGACCCGCTTGAGGAGCGTAAGCAGGTCTTTTATGTGGATCGTAAATCTGGCGGCGATGACGAAACGGTGGAGTTTGAGCTGTCGAGTCCCGCCGACCTGCGCGGACAGCAGATCCCGACACGCCAGATCCAGCCGCTGTGCACATGGTGCATGCGGGGCTGGTACAAAACCGGTAACGGCTGCACCTACGCCGGACAAAACGGCTGGTTCGATAAAGACGGTAATCAGGTGGATGACCCGGCGCTGGATGTCTGTTCCGGCCTGCTTTCGACCGGCTGTAAACCGCGCTTCGGTGAAAACGAGGAGCTGGATTTTGGGGGGATGCCGGGCGCCTCCCTTCTGAGGAGTTAACCATGCGCAGTAAAACTATCAGCGCCATTCTGGCGCACGCTGAATCAGCTTTCCCCTCAGAGTGCTGCGGGCTGGTTATCCAGAAGGGCCGGGTAGAAAAATACATCCCCTGCGAGAACCGCGCCGCCGCCCCCGGTGAGCAGTTCGAGATCGCCCCCGAGGATTACGCCGCAGCGGAGGACCAGGGCACGGTGGTGGCCGTGGTTCACAGCCATCCGGGAGACGGAGCAACCACACAGCCCAGCGAGCTCGACATGCTGATGTGTGATGCCACCGAGGTACCCTGGGTGATCGCCTCATGGCCTGAGGGTGATATCCGCACTATCACGCCCCGCGGCGATCGTCCGCTGACTGGCCGCCAGTTCGTGCTGGGGCACGCCGACTGCTGGACGCTGCTGATGGATTACTTCCGCACAGAGCATGGCATCACGCTGCCCAATTACAGCGTGGAGCGCCACTGGTGGGAGCAGGGCGAGAACCTGTACATGGATAACTGGTACGAGTGTGGTTTCCGGGAGTTCAGCGGGCCGCCGCGCCCGGGCGATGTGATCATCATGCAGGTCCAGTCGCCTGTGGCAAACCATGCCGGTGTGCTGCTGGAGGGCAACATGCTGTTGCACCACATGTACGGACAGCTGAGCCAGCGGGTGCCGTACGGGGGCTATTATCTCGACCGGACCATCAAAATTGTCCGCCATCAGGAGTTGATGTAATGCAGAACTGCACTGTGATCAAACTGAGCGGTTCAATGGCGCAGCGCTTCGGGCGAACCCATTACCGCGTGCTTGACACGTCGAAGGAGGTTTTCCGGGCGCTCTCCGCGACTATTGACGGCTTTGAAGCATGGATGCGCCAGGCGCGGGCGCTGGGCCTTGATTTCGTTATCTTCCGCAACCGTCGCAACATCGGGGAGGACGAGTTCGGGATGTGCAGCGCCGGTAACGAGCTGCGCATCATTCCTGTCATTCGTGGCAGCAAGCGCGCGGGCGTGTTCCAGATCGTGGCCGCTGCCGCCATAGCTGCCTTTGCCTGGTGGAACCCGATCGGCTGGACTGCTGCCACGCAGGGCGCGCTTTATGCTGCTGCCGGGTCTATGGCTGTCGGTGGCGTGGTTCAGATGCTTTCTCCGCAGGTGGCTGGGCTACGTTCGCGGGAGGATCCGGACAATAAACCTTCCTATGCGTTCGGCGGTCCGGTGAATACCACTGCCGCCGGTAACCCGGTGCCGCTGCTGTACGGGCAGCGTGAAATTGGCGGAGCTATTATATCTGCTGGAATATACACAGAAGACCAACAGTAAATTTATTTAGGGCTATAAAAATGTTAAATAATAGAAAAGAAATCGAAAGAAATATTAATTCATCGACAGTATTGCAAAAGATTAAAACAGATTGTTCCTCCAAGAATCAATCTGAAAATGAAGCACCCAGAGAAAAGGATGCTTCATTGGTCGGGCTCATATTAAGCGATGCAGTAGAAACTACTCAGGTTTTATCCCAGAGTATTTATATGCGTAGACCTTAGTTTTCTGTATGGTCTCTTTAGCATCATCTGATGCCAGCTCTTCAGCCTTCCGCCATGTCTCAATGGTGTTCTTGTTGAACGCTGCCTGTTGCGCAGGGGTAAGGACAATGCGTAGCTGTTGAACGATTGCATTTAAGGCATCCACTTTATAAAGCAACTGTTCCATAGAATTAAGTAAAGCATTATCAGCCATTGAATTTACCTTAAGTTATTAGTTGTTAATCGTGAAAAGATAGCGCCAATACCTAATGAATGGCACTTTGAACTCATACCTTATCCGTAAATGTATAACTGTAACATCCTGATATTTGATCAGTTACCAATCTTATGCCGCCTTATGGCGGCTTTTTTATGGGCGCAATATGACCACGAAAATCAAAGGCAGCAAGAGTGGCAGCAAAAAGGGGCACACTCCGGTTGAGTCTCCGGACAGCGCCCAGTCAATCGCCCGCGCCAAAATGCTAATCGCCCTGGGCGAGGGAGAGTTTGCTGGCGGGTTGACAGGCCAGACCATTTTCTTTGGTGACGGAACCTCTTATACGCCGCTGCAGAACGCTGACGGCTCGGAAAACTTTCCCGGCGTGGTCTGGGAGTTCCGATCCGGTGTGCAGGACCAGTCCTACATTCAGGGCTTCCCTGGCGTCGAGAACGAGCTGACGGTTGGCTATGAGCTTAAGTTCGCCGTTCCGTATGTCCGCGCAATCTCAAACACGCAGCTGTCAGCGGTACGTGTGCGTCTAGGCTGGGCGACCCTGCTCTGGCAGAAGGATAACGGCGACAAGGTTGGCACCCGTGTGGAATACGCCATCGATCTGTCTGTTGATGGCGGTGCATACGAGACGGTAGTTAACGGTGTTGTGGACGACAAAACAACGACTCTCTACGAGCGGAGCCACCGTATAAACCTGCCAAAGGCCACCACCGGCTGGCAGCTGCGCGTACGCCGCGTTTCTCCGGACTCCACGAGTATCAACGTCGTCGATACCATGAAGGTGCAGGCGGTTACCGAGATCATCGATGCCAAGCTTCGTTACCCTCACACCGCGTTGCTGTACGTTGAATTTGATGCCCGGCAGTTCCCGAACGGCATTCCGCAGGTGGTGTGCAGCCCGAGGGGGCGAATCATCCGGGTACCGGACACCTATGATCCGGAGACCCGTACCTACAGCGGGACCTGGACGGGCACATTCAAATGGGCCTGGACCGATAACCCGGCCTGGATTTTCTACGATATCGTCCTGAGCGAGCGCTTTGGCCTCGGCCAGCGCATTGGCTCTGAACAGCTTGATCGCTGGGAGCTGTACCGCATCGCTCAGTATTGCGATCAGCTGATCCCGGATGGCAAAGGTGGCATGGAGCCACGCCACCGCTGCAACGTGTACATTCAGGATCGGGCGGACGCATGGACGGTGCTTCGCGACCTGGCGGCGCGATTCCGGGGTATGACCTACTGGGGCGACAACCGCATATATGTCCTGGCGGATATGCCGGACGATACCTGGCATATTTATAATCATGCCAACGTGGTCAACGGCAAGTTTACCTTCTCCGACCCCAGCGAGACGACGCGCTACACCACGGCGCTGGTTAACTGGTCAGATCCCAAAAATCACTATAAAGATACGCCTGAACCCGTTTACGACAACGATCTGGCTATGCGCTACGACTACCGCCAGATTGAGCTGACGGCTATTGGTTGCGATCGCCAGTCAGAGGCAAACCGTCACGGACGCTGGATCCTGCTGACGAACGGAGCGGGCGAGGTGGTGACGTTCGACACCGGCCTGGATGTACCGTCGGTAGGAAAGGTTGTAGGCGTGGCCGCGAATGAACTGGCCGGGCGCATTATCGGCGGGCGCATCAGTGCGGTGAACGGCCGCACCGTTAAGCTTGACCGTGCAGCCGACGTCAGTCCAGGCGATCGCCTGTTCGTTAACCTTCCGTCCGGATCTGCGCAAGCGCGCACTGTCCAGGCTGTTAATGGTGACATGGTTACCGTCACCACCCCCTGGAGCGAGACGCCGGAAGCGGAAAGCAGCTGGGCGGTCGAGGCTGACGATCTGTATATGGCGCTATTTCGCGTAACGGCTGTCACCGACAACAACGACGGCACCTATGCGGTCACCGGCACAACGTACAACCCGGATCTTTACTTCGCTGTGGATCATGGTGCCCGCCTCGATGAGCGTCCAGTCAGCGTCATTCCGCCAGGTGTGCAGGCGCCCCCGGATAATGTCTCAATCGACAGTTACTCGCAGGTCAGCCAGGGGATTGCTGTCACCACTATGCGTGTGGCCTGGGATTCCGTTCCCGGCGCCATAGCTTATGAGGCTCAGTGGCGAAAAGACTCCGGCAACTGGGTCAGTGTGCCGCGTACCTCAACTCAGGGCTTTGAGGTGACGGGTATTTATGCTGGCCGCTACCTGGTGCGCGTGCGCGCCGTTAATGCGATGGACGCATCAAGTGTCTGGAGTTTTTCGGATGAGGTGGCGTTAACCGGCAAAGTGGGCAATCCGCCTAAACCTGTCGGCCTCACCGCGTCGGATAACGTGGTGTTTGGCATCGAGCTTAACTGGGGGTTTTCAGAGAACACCGGCGACACGCTGAAGACGGAAATTCAGTACAGCATTACCGGCTCGGAGGACGATGCCATGCTGCTGGCCGACGTGCCATACCCGGCACGTAAATATCAGCAGATGGGCCTGCGGGCCGGGCAAATCTTCTGGTACCGCGCGCAGCTGGTGGACAAGACCGGTAACGAGTCGGGCTATACCGACTGGGTGCGCGGGCAGGCGAGCATCGACGTTTCTGACATCACTGACGCCATTCTGGAGCAGATCAAAGACACCGAACTCTTCAAGGACCTGATCGAGAACGCCGTGGAGACGAGCCAGACCGTTGCGGACATGGCCGCCTCGATAGCCGAAAATGCCGATCAGCTGGCGGCCGCCGTCGGCGCAACCCGGGAAACTGCCGAGGGGATTATCCAGAATGCTCTTGCGATCTCTGAAGTGGCGTTCCGGCAGTCGGCCCAGCAGGGCGCTAATTCGGCTCAGTTTGAGCAGCTGCGCGAGGTGATCGCCACTGAGACAGAGGCTCGAGTTACTGACGTCACCCGCCTGGATGCGGAAACCGAAGCTAACGCGGCGGGCATTACCGAAGTCCGCCAGGCGCTGGCCAGTGAAACGGAAGCGCGGGCCACGGCGGTAAGCCAGCTGACGGCAGCTACTAAAACAGCGTCCGATAAAGCTGATGCGGCAGTAGACAAAGCTGACGCGGCAGCGGAGGAGGTCGCGCAAAACACCGCGGCGATTACCGAGATGGATCAGGTGGTCACGACGCTGGACAGCTCCACCGCCTCGCGGTTTGAGGAGCTGGCGGGCCAGACGTCTGAGGCCAGCGGCGGCGTGCAGAATACGGCGGTCGCCCTTATTCAGAATACGCTGGCGCAGGTCAGCGCCCGACGGACCCTGACGGCGGTGAACGCCGCCAACAGCGCCCAGATTGACCGGATCGATACGGTGGCGGCCAGCGACCGGGAAGCAACAGCGCAGTCCATGCTGCAGATGTCCTCCCGGGTTGATGGTGCGGTCGCCTCAATCAACAGCGTCAGCCAGACGGTAGCCGATTACCGGCAGTCCACGGCATCACAGATTACCTCCCTGACGGCCACGATTGGGGGAGTGAGCTCTGCGGTGACGACCAATGCCCAGGCGCTGGCTGATGTTAACGGCAAGCTGAACGCGATGTACAGCATCAAGGTAGGCGTTGCCAGTAACGGACAATACTATGCGGCAGGGATGGGGATCGGCGTCGAGAACACGCCAGGGGGCATGCAGTCACAGATCGTCTTCCTGGCTGACCGCTTCGCTGTTACCACTACAGCTGGCAGTACGGTGACGCTGCCGTTTGTCATCCAGAATGGGCAGGTGATCATTCAAGAAGCGGTCATTGGGGACGGCACGATCTCTAACGCAAAAATTGGCGATTTTATCCAGTCGAACGGCTTTACGGCTAACGTCACAGGGTGGCGATTATCCAAGAGTGGCACTTTCGAGAACTACGCCAGTGACGGATCCGGCGCGATGAAACAGACCGGGTCGACTATCAGCATTCGGGACGGCAGCGGCCGCCTTCGCGTGCAGATCGGCCAGATTACAGGAGTGTTTTAGTGGCTTTCGGTATCCAGACATGGGCGGCCAGTGGCGCGCCAAATAACTATGGCTTAGTCCCGGTCACTGTGGCCGGGTATTTTGGCGTTGGGTTAAACCAGCAATCCGGGGCGGTATCCTACCCGGTACCGCCCGGCTTCGCGATCTATGTGATGCCTGTTTGCGCCAGCAATGTTTACACGACTGCCCGTCGCCGCTTTACGATTACAGGGGGCACGATAAGCATCTCCGCCGCCGCCGAGAATGACTTTGGTGCTGGAACCTATCCCGCGTATGAAGGTTACGTCATCGCTTACCTGAGGGCAGCATAATGGCCGACTGGGGAGCGTTATTCGTGACGGAGTCCGGTGCACCGTTTCTGACGCCGCAGGCGACACCGCTGGCGCTCTATGCGAAACAGTCTGTAAACGTTTCTGGTGCTAACGGTGCACAGACGGTCGTTACCCAGACGTTTCTTACCGGGAAGCCGATCATCCCGTTTGTGGTCGGTACGTCCCGCTTTACCTCGCGCTATTCGGTCAGCGGCAACGTGTGTACCGTCATCCTGGACAACGGGCAGAGCGGGACCGCAGATGTCTATTTCTTCTCGATCTTCCCTCAAAACCCGCCGTCATGGGGTTTTGCAGTATGGGGCGAGGATGGTAACTGCATCCTGACGAATGAAACGCGTGTCCTGACGGACGTAACTGCACTGGGCGTCTCAGGTGACGATGCGCAGGGAGGCTACAACATCAACACCACTCTGTCCGGGAAATGGGGCGTTGTGCCGGGTATGTGCGGGCTGGTTACGGGGGTTATTAACGACGGAGGAACGCGCCCCTATCAGGATCAATTCTTTTTCCATGCGCAGTGGAACGGCAGCAGCACCGTCATCAAAACGGCGTCGCAGCACGGACAGGCCCCCGGCGGGATTGCTAACGCTGCGTATCACAATATGCGTAACCAGGCGTTCATTCTGAATCTGGCCAGCTACGACTGACATCAACTTCCATTTCACATAGAACCCGCCGCGAGCGGGTTTTTTATTGCCCGGAGAAAACATGATTTACACCACTGGCACGATCGCCGGCAGCGGCAGCACGCTCACCGGCACAGGAACCAATTTCGCAGCGGCAGGCAGCCTGATCCGCAACGGCTGCACTGTTATCACAATGACCAGCCCGCCTCAGGTATTCCAGATTACCGGCGTGACCAGCGCCACGCAGCTGGCAGTGTCGCCTGCGGTTAACCCGGCTATCCCGGCAGGCACGCGTTATTCTATTCTGCTGAGCGACAGTCTGAGCGTGGACGGACTGGCGCAGGATATTGCCGAGACGTTCGGCATGTATCAGCGGTACATGAGCGGTTTTGCCGATGTAATGACGGGGTCGGGAAATGTTACGATCACCATCAATGGCACCTCTGTTACGGTACCTGCCCAAAAGTCACTGGCTCAGAAAGCCGCAAATGGTGCTGTGCCAGTCACCCAGGGGGGTACCAGTTCAACAACTGCCGAAGGTGCCCGCACTAATTTAGGGCTTATCTTGCAGTCCACGAACGCCGACAGCACAACAGGCAGAGTGTTAACGGTTGGGGCATTTGGGCTGGGTTCTACAAACCTCACGCCCGTCTTATCTGACAACAGGCTCGGATTCGGGGCATACACCTCCCAGATGTTGCTTGGCGGGATAGGTAATAATGTCTCTTTGATATCACTACCTTTCAATGAGGCCACAACATATCAGCTTATCGTCCCAACAATGCTTTCAAGAGCTCCGCGTCTTTATCTGCGCGTTTTGAATACTGACGCTCAATATAACGGTCAAATTTGTGAGGTTTACACTACAACAAATACCACGAAGGGGGCTGACGGGACTCTCAAGGCTGCCTCGCCAATTGCACGTATTGTTAAATCTCAGCAGGAGTGCACCAGACCTGATATTGATGAGCAGGGCTTCTCTTGGTGTGGGGATGGCACATGTAACGAAGAGGCTCAGGGAATATCAATCACCAGGCTGGGTATCGGGGAATATAAAATTGTAGGATCCGCTGGACTGGCAAAATCCGGTTGGCGGCTTTCTCCGCCGCGAGACCCGAATGGGTCCGGGGACCTGGGTATTGTTGAGGCGGAGGAAACAGAAGCAGGCGGTATTACCATTCGCCTTTTTAAACGCAGATATGTTTTAACGGAAGATGGGGATATTGAGCTAGTGAAAGGTGTACTGATTGACGTTCCTGCAAACAGCTGGATTGATGCTCGTCTCGATATGCCGGAGAAATCAGCATACAACCAGCGATTGCAAACGGCACAGGAGGATTTGTTGGCACAGCAGGAAGCTGAACTGGTTACGCAGCAAGCGCCAGCAGATACCAGTGAGGAAAATCAATAGGCCGCACCGTCTTGATCTGGCCTCTCTTTGAAACTACTGTTTATATATACAGTATTTAACAGGGAGGGGCACAGAGTGGCTAAATATTCAGACATTGGCGCGGCGTTCACCGCGGCCGTTAAACCAGATCCGAAGCGAGGATTTACAGTAACCACTGCTGATTTTGTGCAGCAGCTGGAAGCGCACCATCATCACTGGTCTATGGAGCAGGCTAACCGGTGGATAGCGCGGTATCAAACGTACTTCCGGGATTACACCCCGCATGAGGGTGAGGACCGGTGCTACTTCATGATGGGTATGGGGAGGATCATGTAATGGGCTTCCCGTCGCCAGCACAAGACTATGTTCAGCGCCCGCTGTGCCTGAACGAGTTATTCAACGTAAACGGCAATACTCTTCTGATTGAAACGTCCAGCGGCTGGGCCGTGATCGACAAGTCGCGGCGGCCAGATCCCGGCATTGTTTTGCTTGTGAATGTCGACGGCTTCAACCAGTTCGCTCGCTGGATGGGTGATGCGCTGATAACAGAAGAAGGCGAAGCGATAGAGGGAGAGGCGCTCGACGGCGTCACCGTTATCGGGCCGGTGGTAGCGCTGATCAATGCAGTGGAACGGGGCGACGACTGCCCGGTACTGTAA